GTTTGAGAACACCTTACCAATAGACATTGGGAACAGGTGCTTAATCTTATTCAGTGCTGATTTAACTGTTGAATAAGCATTATTTAGCGGTGTTGTCAGTTTCGACTTAATCCCGTTCCAAGTTGAACCAGCCGCATTGACTGCACTCGCTATGGTTGACCTGATCGAGCTGCCCATCGAGGAGAATACCGATCTCACCCCGTTAGCTGCCGTCTGTGCAAGTTGCTTTATTCTGTTAACCGGCACAAACGCATTGACAATTCCAGTCGCCATCGCTTTCGTGGCCGACGCCATATTAGAAGCAAACTTTTTCCAATCTCCGGACATTAATGCAGAAATCGCACTAATTGTACTCGCCAGCGCACGGATCGTTGCCGCGATGGTGGTTGCTACCCTTTGGATGATACCTCCGAGCTTGCTCCCCCATACGTTGGTAATAAACTTAGCAATCGCGCTAAATACCTTCTTGAGGTCGTTACTGCTTACGCCCGCGCTCTTCATCGCCGCTTTGATCGTTTCGGTAGCTTCCTTTACAGCCGCACCAATCTGTGACCATGCAGCCTTGACAGATTTTCTAAACGTCTCGCTGTTCTTCCACAGAAGGACAATCGCAGCCACACATCCGGCAATAGCCGCCGCAGCAATTCCAACCGGCCCTGTTAATGCAGCAAACGCTACGCCAAGCATCGGCAGCGCGGAAAGTATAGCACCCATAGCTGAAGCCAGCCCACCAAAGATAAGTAAAAGCGGTCCAATAGCTGCTGTTATTGCAGCAAGTGCGACAACAACCTTTTTCGCCACAGGTGACATACCGTTAAATCTTGTGGCGAGTTTTGTTATCCACTCCGCAAACCTTCTAATATACGGCGTGAGAACGTCACCGACATTAATAGCAAGTCCCTCTAAGGCGGATTTTAATATCGTTATTGCCCCGCCAAGATTATCCAACTGCGTTTGTGCCATCCTTGACGCAGCGCCACCAGAGTTTGAGATGGCTTTCGACAACTCGCTCCACCGTTCGGTTGATGTTCCAAGCAGTGCGTTTACCGATTTCAGATCACGCTTGTTAAATATTGCAGCGAGTGCCTTTGTCCTCTCTTCCCCTGAAAGACTGTCAAGCGCTTTCGCGAGCTCCGGCATTATCTTCCGCATGTCCCGCATATTGCCCTGGGCGTCGTAAACACTTACCCCGAGCTCTTTTAGTTGAGCCGCAGCCTTACTTGTTGGCGAACCAAGCGAAAGCAAAATATTACGCAGCGCGGTTCCGCCTTCAGCCCCCTTAACGCCGTTATCAGCCAGCACGCCAAGAACAGCTGTTAACTCTTTCGTGCCGCCCTTCATTGATTTAGCAGTTCCGCCAACCGTTAAAATCGCTTCGCCAAGCTGCTCAACACTGGTGTTTGATTTCGATGACGCCGCAGCCATTTGATCAATTAGCTTGTTTGTCCCTTTAATGGAGAGGCCCAGCGCAGATTGTGAGTCTGTTACCATGTCAGACGCTTTAGCTAATTCCATATTTCCGGCAGCTGCAAGGTTAAGCACCTTCGGCAGCATTTTGGCTGATGTTTGCGCGTCATATCCGGCCAGTGCCATGTAATTTAACGCCTCTGCCGCCTCCGTGGCTGAAAATGCTGTTTTTGAGCCCATCTCAATTGCGAGCTCCCTAAGTGAGCCGGAGAACCCGTTAATGGTAACGCGCTCATTCTCCATCTCCTTATTTGTCTTGCCGAGTGTTGCGGCAACCTGTGACATCGCCTTGTCAAAGTCGATTGTTTTTTTGGTTGCTGCTGCCAGACCCGCTGCAATTGGCGTTGTAACATACATTGTCATTGAACGCCCAGCGTTTCTCATTTTCTGACCAAGATTCGTTAATTGTTGTGAAAGCGCGGCAAGTTTGACGTTGTTTAGTTTTTTAAGTTCTAACTCAAGGTGCTTCAGTTTCGATTCCGTTGTTATGATTTCTCTTTCAAGTTGCCTATATTCTGCGGAATGCTTATCTGCACCAGGAGTTGCTAAAAATTCTTTTTGCGCATTTTTTAGAGCAACAAGCTTGTTTCTCGTCTCGCCAACCTTCTGCGCCAGCACTTGCTGCTTTTGTGCAAGCAACGTGGTATTTCCCGGGTTGAACTTCAGCGCCTTGTTAATATCTTTCAGCTCTTTGTCGGTTTTGCGAGCCTCTTGATTCATTTGGCGTAACGCCTTCTGAAGTTTTGTTGTGTCGCCGTTAAATTCAACGGTTATGCCCTTAATTGAACCGGCCATTGTTTAACCCCCAATATGCTTTAGTTTGTTGTAATATTCTTCGCTCATTTCTTGCTCGACGCTCTTAATGTGCGGGTGTGCAGGTGTTCGGCCTCCGCCTTTGTTCGCGTGACCGTATTCTAGTAAGTGAGCCAGTCCAGGAGCTTTGTTGTTATACACAACACTGCTAATGCCATGTAATCCGCCGGGCTGCTTTTTTACCGTCCATCCAGACGCATATTTACCGGTTCTCTTTGGTGACACACTTTTTAATTTTTTCGCGCATTCACGGCCAGCTTGAGTTGTGATCTTCTCAACTTCCTTGTTAAAATTACCATCAAACTGTTTCGTAATTTCGCGCATTTGCTCCTCTATGGATTTGGTCATCTCATCACCCCAACAGCGCATCAATATCAGCTTGCGTAGCTTCTCTCTTATGAACAGTTTCGCGCTCTTTCTGTTCTCGATCCGGGTCCATCACTTTGTCGTATTCAATGATATAATCAACGATCTGACCAATATCCATTGACATGATAGCTTCGTATGACAGTTTTCTCTCGGCTCCTGCGATGTATATCGTGTCTAATCCGACTGGCGCAGATTCTTCAGTGCCTTCAGGAGCCTCATCCCGTTTTTTGAGCTTACCGAAGATTCTACGATCGCAGTAAACAGCTCGGGAATTACAACGTCGAGCGGGAATCTTTCGAAACTGTTGAAGAAATCTTCCGGGCTGCCGATGCTCTTATCAGCATTATAAGCCATCGCCCACAACACCTGATAAACTGTCGTGAGCTCCATTCCCGCCAGCTTGATGAATGCATCCGTGATTGCTTCATCGTCCATCATATTTTTAACATTCCCGGCATTGATTTCCGTTTCGCCGCTCTCAAGAAGAGACGCGAGCGCTCCAACGACAGATTCAATAATCGGCATCAGGTCTGGAAAAATATCATGCCCGAATCTATTCTTATATACAAACAGCCATCCAGCGGAAGTATTAAGATCCACTTTCTGGCCCTCAAATTCGATAGTCTTAATCATTGTTTACCTCCCTTACTAAAAATAAAGTGACTTCCCGAGGCTGGAGCTTTCCAGCCCCGGGTTATCTTGACTTCACCATGCGGGGAACTTCCCCATCATTGGTTGTCATTGCAATTAGGTTGTGTGCGGTACCGGCGGGGTGGTAAAGATTGTCGTATAGACAGCACTTCCGTCAGTGTACGCCGCACGGGTTACGCCAGTCTTGTTGTCGCCATTTACGGTAAACGGCAGTGTTGCGGTTGCAGGCTCAATCGAATCTTCGGTTGTGTTGTATTCCCTGCTGATCTGTCCGATAGAGACATTGTAGAAGATGCCCCTTCGAGCTTTGTCATCGCCCTCTACCTGGAACGCAAAGTATACGTTCTTGTTCTGCTTACCCTTGATCTGCGCAATTCCACCGTCGGCCAGCTGGTTGTAATTCATAAAGGTTGTCTTGAATGTGTCATCAAAAAGCGCATTCTCAATCTCGCCACTGTAACCGTTATCGGAATAACCCGACCAGTATGTTACATTGTCCGCATAGAACTTGTTCTCGTTTGTCTCTGCATCCATGCTGATCTTCACCGTTCCCGGGATAGCATACGGAGTGCCCAGAGTTACCGAGCCGTCAGTTGCAACAATGTACTCGCCAATGTGAAGATTAGAGACGCCGTACATAACTTTATTAGCCATTAATAGCCTCCTTAGAATGTGTAGTAAATTTCAAATACGTCCTCAGCATCAATGTAGATGTCTTCAGACTTTTCATACTTGAGCCCGTTTGAAAGAAGCAGTGCCTCGATCTGCCCTTCAAAGTCCGGGTCTTTCTTCTTAAAATAATATTCAAGCCGATATCGATCAGCTGTTACATAATAGGTGTTGTCGGCCTCGAATTGATCTTGACCTGCACCGAGCAGCACAAGGTACGGAACCGTTACCGGTTTTGAGTGGTACCCGTACGCAATCGGCTTACCAAGCGTTGCTAATGTCTGATACATCGTCATCCTTCATCCACCCCCTGATTGTCAGGTTCAGGCGCAGGCTCTTCGTTGAACCCAGCTCTTTCCTCGCACACAAGGTTAACAGTGTCACGGTTGCCGTCCCAATCGACGCGAACAACGGTGTACAGTTTTCCTTCGTGCTCCAGAACCTTTTCTCCTTGATAGTCCTCTGTGTTGGATATTCTGAAAGTCTTTGACGGATGCAGGCCAACCTGTGACGCATTGTAGAACTCACTCTCATAAACTCCACGCTGTTGTGCAAATACTTCACGGTCTGTGGTGGTTTTGATTTCGTTCCCATAATCATCATGGGTGATGACGGGTTCTGATTTCAACGTTATTACCGTATCAAACATCACTCATCATCCCCAATCCAGATTGTATAACCAGTGCAGGTAGACAGCTGCGCTTTCTGCTCGTCGTAGCTCTTCTTGAACTTATAATAGTCATTCTGTGCTACGTTGCCGAAGTTCATCTTACAGTATGTAATTACCGCCTGCGTTACCAGCATATCCGCATTGGTTGTAAGAACCTCCGCTGAAATATCCGTTACGCCAAGATCGAGCAACGCCGCACTGATGAGACCGTTAAGCTCATCGTTATAGGCTTCCGTTTTAATTCTCAGCGCTTGCTTCACTTTCGCCAGCATTTTCTGCCTCCTGCTTCGCTTGGTATTCAAGGAAAAAATTTCTCGTTACAGTGTGATATCCGATATGTCCCAGTGATATAGTCGGATCACACCAAATTCGATAGCCGCACTCACGGGCCCGGATACAGAGTGCAATATCTTCTCCAGCTCCCATGAAAGGCGTGAACATTTGCTTGTACTTTGCGAACACTCCCATAAAGACCTCTGTTTTCATCAGCACGCAGCCGAAGCCACATCCGCCGATTTCAAACAGTTCATTGTCAATCCTCGAGAAGTCTGACCAGATGATGCCCTCATCGGTGCGCTCGAGCTTGTCGAACAGCACCGGTGTGTAGGGCTCAACTCTCCTAAAGTACAGGCCACTTACAATGTCCACGTCATCTCTCTCCATGTGCTTCATAAGCCTCTGGAGAGTGTCCGGCGGGAAGGTCATGTCACTGTCAAACCACATAACATAGTCTGCCTCTGACTTGATAGCTTCCCTTGCGATGTCGTCTCGCGCAGCGTAGATCAGTGAGCCAATCTTAAACATAAGACCAAGCTTACATTCTGGTGCGCCGACTGATGTCAGCCGCGCGAGCGAATCTGCAAATTCTGCGGGCACCTGATTCATGCAGGGCACGCCAATCAGTACTTTTTTCATTCTTTCCTCCCTTCCCGCCGGATTTAATTATTTCGTGATCTTCACGAAGGCGCCCGGCTGGGTTACGCCAATGCCGATGTACTCACGTCCCAGAATCTCGACCAGATCCTCTTTCTTCTTGCTCATCTCATCGAACTTGAAGTCGATTCCTTGACCGTTCGGGAAGTTCGCAGTTACGCCACCCAGATCACCAACGATCGCATAGGTATTACCAGTGGTAGCAGCGCTGTAAGCCTTGATGGTGTTGTTGAAGATGACCGGGCAGCCCTCGAAGATGTCAGTGCCGTAATTGCCATCATACTGCACACCCTTGAACTCAGCGTAGGTCTGCTTGTTCATGATGATGACCGGGTTGCTAACCTCGTCGGACAGCTGACCCAGAGCGGTAACAACGGTAGCCTGACCAATGCTGGACTGAACAACCTTCGGAACACCAACGCAAGTGGTTGTAGAAACGGTTCCGCAAGCCTCGATCTGGCCGATGACCTCATCGGCAGCCTTCTTGGCAATCCGATATGCCAGCTCCTCATAGATGTACTGCAGGAACGCCTCACCACGCAGGTCATACACCTCGTCAGAAATGCTGATCCACTTTTTGATGCTTCTCGGCTGAATAGTCACAACACCCAGTACCAGAGTTTCCTCAGCGACAGCTTCGCCGCCCTCGGTGTGGAACGCAGCGTCAGTACCACTAATCTCAAAACCAACCCTCAGGTTGCCCTTAATGAAGGTTTTCCGAACCTGAGACATGATGCCTTCGTTTTCCCAAGCGTGGCGGACGATGTCCTCGACAACTTCGGGAACCGGAACAGAACCGGACACGTTTTCGGTGAGCAGCGCACGGCACTCGGCATCGTTCTCGCTCTTAATGTACTCTGCAAAAGCGTCTACATACTCAGCAGTGTTTCTTACTTCCATGTTTGTCATTTTTCTCTCCTCTGTTTTGACAACTTCTTCAATAACTTCAGTTACTTCGCCTTCTCCAGCAGCCACAGCAGACCGGATCTCGGCTCTCTTCGCTTCTTCGTTTGCCCTCTCTTCGATTTCCGCGTTAATTGCGCGTACTTCCTCTTCGAGAGCGTTCAGGTCAACTTCGGGATTCTCGACCTCAGTCGCGATCTGGGACTTTCTTTCCTCAAGTTCCTGAACTGACATTTCTCTGATTTCCATTTAAACCTCCGCAAGAATTTTAATTCTCTTGATTTGCTCTTCGCGTTCTTCCTGTAGCCGTCTCTCCGCGGCGCGAGCTTCGATCTCTCCGTCGATTCTCGCTCTAGTGGAAACGCTTAAGCTTGTGCCTGGATTAGCCGGAAAACTAACAGGTGAGACGTCAAACACCTTAGCTATCCGATCAATCACTCTTGTATTTGTGTCGCGTTCGATATGATCTTCCGCAACAGTAAAAGCGAAGGACATTTGCGGGTAATTACCGGCTGCAATGTCTTCATAGAGCTCGCGCCCTCTTCGCGTTCTACCAAGATCGGCCTTGTTCCACAGTCCATGCTCGTCAGTTCCGAGTTCAATAGTTCCTGCGGACGACCGTGCGTAAACCGGACCTTCATGATCTACCCTGAACACAACGTCGCTCATGTCGGCATCATCAAACGCGTGCTCGTCAATTCTTTCGTTCCAGTCTACTCCATCAATTGTCATAAGGGTATACGGCTCAAATGTGCTCGCATATCCTTCGACCATGTAGTTCTTCTCTTCACCCTCGACCTGCTGCGCAAGCCGAATCTCCATCAGTCTGTAATCTCTTTGCTCATTCATCCTCGGTCACCTCCGTGGCTTCATCTCCGAAATGCTGTCCGGTCGCAGCATTTACGAATTCGCCACGAATCGGAATCTTATCACCAATACCACCTGGTAGCGGAGCCATGTTCCAGATCTCTCTGATCTCGTCGATCGTCGCGATTCCACGGTCCGCCCAGATAGCAGCTACCTCCGCCTTCTCTTTATTTGAAAGGTATTGCAGTCTGTTTGCCGTCGCCATAACCTTGTTGCCTGTTGACTGCTCCCTGAAGGTAAACAGCATGCGCGTCATGACTTCGCTAAACTGGATGGCAAACGGCTCAACCGCGCCCTCATAGAAAGCCGACCAAGCGTCACCGAATGCGGCGTTTGTCAGTACGTCCTCATTCACGCCAAAATAGGCATTGACGTTGTCTTGTATGGCTTTCCTTTGGTCAGCGTCAATCACCCACGGTTTGGCTTCGATCTGCTGAATGTTGCTATACGTATTGGGGAACAACAGCATTCCGCCGCCTCTTGCTTTTGAGGAGAAATTCTCCGTAGTGAACCGTTCGCGCTCCTTGACCAAGTCTTCGGCTTTTGCGAAGTTGCTCAGCTGCGCCATGAATCTGTAGCTTGCCGCGTTTTGAACGCCTTCCTTGATAGCCTCGTCGTTGATCTTTACTAGATCGAGTGTCGGAATCAACGCATGGTTCGTTTCCCCGTACAGGTCACTCTTGTATTGGAACTTCGTCATCACGCCACAAAATTCCATCTCAATTGCGGCTTTTTGACCGTTTGAGAAGGAATAGCGCAAATACGGTGTTCCTTTGTACTCAACAGCCTCGACGTTCTCAGGAAGCGGGCAATATACGCCGCTCAACTCACCATAGCGATCATACACTGGTATGATGAATGCTGTGTTGTTAACGTCAAGAATTGTTGAGAGCCTGTACATGAACTGTGACCATGTGTGGAACTCGTTCGGGCCGTGTCTCAATTTCGATTGAAGTGCCGGTCGTCCAGAACCTTGAACCTCAACCTTCAGTTTCGAAATGTGAGTGGCCCGAGCATGAATTGCCGCCCGGATCAACTCGCTCTCATAAATTCCGCCGTGGAATGTGTGAAATGCCGGTTGGTACCCGCTGAGCAGTTTAAACACGCTCTCAAAGTATTCCGGCTCTTTTGGCTTTCTGCCTAACAGCTTGTCCAGAAGTGACATTGTAGCCTCCTAATTTTTCAACTGTTCGTTGATCTCTGAATAATACTTAGCTCTTACTGTAAGCGCGTCAAGCAGTGCAGCCACACCGTCAATGTGCGCGTTTGGTGACAATTTAACCAGCCTGCCCCTTCCTCTCTCCACGTTCATTTTGACCGCTGCGTTGAGAAGATGGACTTTCATTATCTGGTTATCTCCAAAGTTTATCCCGCCGTCCTTCATGACACCTTCAAGCTCCTGCATGATTGGCCAGAGGTTATCCCCTTGGAACACGTCATCAGTATGGAACCCGAACGCGTCGAGGTCTTGGATCAGATATTGGGCTGAATATCTGTCGTATCCAACCTTTAGCGGAAGTATTTCATAATCCTGTACCAGGTTGACCATCCAGTTGTAGCAGTCGTGGTAATCAACAAAGTTATCGCCAGACGGGCTCATAAAACCCCTATCAATATAACTGTAGTATGGCAATCCGTCTCTTTGCACAGCTTCGTCGATTTTCGCGGCCGGCAACCAGAAGTGTGAGATTACGTTCAGCTTCCCGTCTTTCTCAATAACTGCACAGGCCGCCGTTAAGTCGGTTGTCTGTGAAAGGTCGATTCCAGCTACGCAGTAACAGCCTTTAAAATCCTCCAGCCGAAGCTCTTCACCGCTTACGTTTTCAACAACTTCAGCCGGCAGCCATGCGAGGCTACTGTTCTGCTTCAAACAGGCGTATTTACAAATGAACTCAGCGCGTCTTGAAGCTGATTGCTTCGCGATCTCGATTTCCTCTAACAGGTAATCTTTGGTAACCGATACGCCAAGATTTGGACTAGCTTTTTCAAGCTCATTTATGTCTTTCCACTTGGACATATCATCTATCATGTAAAAGAATGGTAAAAACCGTTTCTCTCCGCTATTTCCCTGAAGCAACGCTGTTCCTCTGGCGATCAGCTCATCATACACACTGTCATTGATATATCCAGAAGTTGTGCAGGAAAGCATGATCGGCTCCGGTCTTGAGCCCATGCCGGATTTCATTACCTCGTACTGCTTTAGTCCCTTATCGCCTTCCCACGCTGCGACCTCATCACAGATAACCAGCGACGGGTTAAATCCATCTGACTTCTTCGCGCTGAAGGCGACTTTTTTCATTGTGCTGTTTGTTCCAGGAAGGAACAAGTCGGATTGTCTATGTTTTACATTCTTGGGATCATCTTCCGCAGCTCGATGGCTTTCTCTTGCCGCCTGTACTGCCGCTTTTCTTTCCTTCCAATCTGGATCGAGCTGGATCATCGTCCAAGTGTTATCATATACAATCGCAGCTTGATCAAGTTTTGGTGCAACATTGTATATTCTCGCTCCGTAACCGCCATCAACCTGTAGCATGTAATTTGCGATAGCTGAGGCAAGGAGTGACTTCCCGTTTTTCCTAGCAATAACGAGGACGATCTCGCGAAATTGCCGGTTTCCTGTTTCTGGGTCGAGCAATCCGAACATTGCGGCGATCATTGCCTTCTGCCACAGTTCGAGCTTGAGTGGACCCGGAGCAAGAGGCCCCTCAACGTGGAAGCAGTGGTTTTCAATCCAATCAATGGCCTTTTCTGCAATTACGTCATCATAAATTATAATTGCGTCATTTAGGCCCTCAATGATGTAATTGTAAACAAGCTTTATCCACTTGCCGACGTTATAGGTTCCGTTTTGGATGCCCTCGTAATATTCTGTGATGTAACTTGCATTCATTGCTCCCTATCTTTCAATAAATCGTTGAAATTCGTACTATTTTGCTGCTTCTCGATAACAATCGCGCGTGATTTGTTTAAATCGAC